GAAGTACCCGGATGCTGCGGAGCATTTCGCAGCGAATCAGATATCGTTGCTCATTAGGAAATTTCCATTCCCGGTTGGCACTGTAAGTGCTAACCCTGGTGCTAAAGCTCGCGCTAAATTTGAAGCGTCTGAACGACGTTGCAAACGCGTGAACCTCAAGCATCAGTTCCTAGATATCGATCGCTCTCGCGATCGATTTTCGAAAGAGATGGGCTTTGGTAGGTCTTGGATACGGTCCGTTATTGGATCACGTCCTAACTACAAGAGCATTTCTGATATGTGCGACTTTGGGCCGGGCGCAAGTATCGGTGTTCACGGTAATGCAACTAGCTTTGCCTCGAAATGGGCAAATGAAAGCTGGTCCGTGACTCCAGGCTGCCTGCACCACGGGTATTTAGGCATACGAGAAATTACCATCTCTGGGAATCACTTCTCCAGAGTAAGAATGGATTCGTATGCTACGACGAGGATTATGCTTTCAAGGCATATCTAAGTCGGTTGACCCTGGTCGAATAACAAAATATGCTTTGTACCGAAGACTGCTATCACTGATAGATCGATAGCAGTAGAGCCTTTACTAAACGGCTTCTTTCAAAAAGGTGTCGATCAAGAGCTTCGCAAGAAGCTCAAGAAAGTTGGCCTCGATTTGAGAGATCAGAGCAAGAATCAGGAATTTGCCCGTTTGGGTTCAATCGATGATTCTGATGACGGGTTCGTCACTATAGATTTAGAGTCCGCTTCGGATTCTTTGTCTATTGGGGTGACTCGTCGTCTGCTCCCGCCTGACTGGTACAGTCTTTTGGACCGTATCAGATCACATGCCTATGAACTTGATGGCGTCGTAAAGACGTTTTCAAAATTTTGTAGCATGGGTAATGGCTTTTGCTTTCCTCTCGAAACGCTCGTTTTTGCCTCTGCGTGCGTAGCCACCGGCTGCGGTACTCCCGGTGTAGACTTTTTGGTCTACGGGGATGATATCGTGGTTCGGAAGCGACATGCTGCAAAGGTGATTCAGTTTCTGAATCATCTCGGGTTTAAGACGAACAGAAAGAAGACCTTTTTATCGGGTCCCTTTCGCGAGTCGTGCGGGAAAGACTGGTTCGGTGGTAAGGACGTTCGTCCCTTCACCCTTGATTATAGACTGGATTCTCTCCAGAATATTTTCAAGTTCATGAACTTGACTCGGCGCTCTGAGATCGTAACCGATTTCTTTGCTTCCGTCAGAGACGTTATTTTGAATGACGTCCCTGAGCCGTACCGCTTTTTCCGACCCCTCCCGGGGGAAGAAGACAGTGGTATCGACACGTCAGGTGATGAGCATCTTTCTGCTTCCTCTTGCTGGATCTCTCGCAGATCTGGCAATTGGAGGTGGAAAGAGCTCGCCTTCTCGCCTTGTAGGGATTACAAGACGCTGCAGAAGGTGCATGACAAGCCTTGGCTTGTTGGTGTTGCTTAAGGGGGGC